TTCTGAAGAAGGTAGAGTTAACTTCTATAACCCAGATCTAGATATTGGAAACAGACAGATTGTATCTCTTGCTCCAAACCCATTAGATCTTCTTTCTTATACTGCCGTTGTTGGACTTGGAAAGAGTCTTTCATCTGCAGAAAAGACAGGACTTGCTGAAGGTACAACAATTTACCAACAGAATAATCCAAACTTCAAGGCAAACTTGAATAGTGTTCTTGGTGCCATTGGTATTAATAGTTCTCTAACAGTAACAAATGCTGGTAGTGGATTTGCTGCTACATCTGTTGTTTACTCTGGAGTTCCTTTAATATCTGAATATGGTAGAGGGACTGGTGCTACAGTTAATCTTCACGTTAATAACAGAGTTGCTGTTGCTGCAACAGTTGCTATAGGTGGAACAGGATACTCTGCTGGTGATGTTCTAACTGTTAGTGCAACTAATACTGGTGGATTTGGTAAGGATTTACGTCTATCAATTCCAAATAACGTTGGTATTATTAGTGCATTTAATACCTTAGTTCTTGATAACATTCAAGGTAAACCTAAAGTTGATTCATCATCTGCTGTTGTTTATGTTGGTGGTAGTGGAACTAGTGTAGTTAATGGTGGTTCTATTGCATATCTAAACAATGTTACGGATGGATTGCACTTCAGAGTCAGACACCAAAATCATGGTATGTACTCTGAGAAAGATCTAGTAACACTTTCTGGAGTGGAAGCTGATGTTAAACCAGAAAAACTAACATCTACTGTTGATTCTTCTAGTACGGAAGATGTGACTGTGACTGCTGTTGGAATCTTTACTTCATTCGAGAATGTACCAGTAAGTAGTTCTAACCCAGGCTATGTTAAGATTGGTAATGAGATTGTTAAGTATACTGGAGTAACAACCACAACATCGACAATTAATAATATTACTAGAGCAGTTGATGATACAAAGGCTGGAGATTACAATGTTAATGACCAGATCTTCAAATATGAATTAAATGGTGTTTCTCTGAGAAGGATTAATAGAACTCATAAGTTCTCAGAAACTAATCTCGCTAAGTATCCAATTGATATTGATAATTACTGGATTAAGGTTGGTATATCTAGTGGTGGATTGGATAGATCAACTGGAAATGCAAGTGGATTCCCAGAACTATTCTTTAATGAAACTAAGTCTGGTGGTAGTTACAATCAGCAATATGTTCAGGTTGGTGTTCCTTATGGTCCAATGGCAACACAAAACATTCCGTTCAATATTGTGAGACCTAATGTTGCAACACTTCTTCCTGATGGAACTGACATCAGTGCAAAGATAAGAACATTTAGTGGCAATAGTCCAGATGGAACTGCTACTGCATTTGTTGATCAAGGATTTGAATCGGTATCATTAAATAACAACAACCTTCTAAGTTCTCCAAGAATTATTGCTTCCAAGCAAAATGAATTGGATAAGTTAACTGATTATGAAGGAAGAAAATCATTCAATCTACAGACATTATTAAGTACTGAGGACTCTAAAGTAAGTCCAATGATTGACTTGGATAGAGTTAATATGATTACTATCATGGATAGAATCAACTCTAAGGTTACTGATTATGCAGCTGATCGTAGAGTTAATTCTTTAAACCAAGATCCTAGTGCTGCAATTTACCTCTCTAAGGTTGTTAATCTTGAGAAATCTGCAGATGGATTGAAGGTTATGTTTGATGCATATCGACATGCTACCAATGATATCCGAGTTCTGTACAGGATATTCAGAATAGATGCTCCGCCACAGTATCAGTTATTTGAACTGTTCCCTGGCTTCGATAACTTAGATTCTAATGGTAATCCTATAGATGTTGCTAAGAACAATGGAAAACCTGATAGAAGGATTCTTTCTTCTGCAACTAATACGGATTACAAAGAATACGAATTTAATGCTAAGAATCTACCACAGTTCAATGGATTCCAGATTAAGATTGTTATGAGTGGAACTAACTTCGCACATGTTCCTAAGATTCGTGACCTAAGAGCTATTGCATCTATTTGATGGATAAAATTAAAGTTGAAAATAGTTCATCCCTTTATAGGGATCAGGACTCAGGGGCTATTGTAAATTGTTCTGATTCTGAGTATCATGCATACTTAGATCTTAAAAATAAGAGACTGAGTGAGATCTCTGACTTAGAAACTCAGAAGAAAGATATTGATAATTTAAAGAATGAAATTAATGAAGTCAAAGACCTCTTGAAACAGGTTTTGACCAAGTTGTGATAAATAACTAAAATCCTCCTTTTTGAAAGATGACAGCAAGGAACATAAATTTAGTTCTCGATCAGGGTGTAGATTTTGAGGCAACATTCACGGTTAAAAACGAGAATTCGTCTGCTTTAAATTTAACTGGTTATACTGGAGAAGCTAAAATTAGAAAGCATCCTTCTGCCACAAAATATAATCCCTTTATCGTAACTTTTCCCAATAGGGTTAATGGTCAGATAAAAGTGGCTATGGCTAGTACAATTACTACCGCCATAGAAGGTGGAAGATATGTGTATGATTTAGTTTTAACATCGCCTAATGCGTATAAAACTAGACCAATACAAGGAAATGTTCTAGTAATCCCAGGCGTAACATAATGGCAGATTATCTAGTAACCCTTAACGATCCTGGCAGTTATAATGTCGGGGTAGATTACGAGATTCCCTCGAAGTCTATCCAATATGGTAATATTGTATTAGGTAAAACTCCTGCACAAGATGGTGCAGAGGTTACATTTTCTTTAAACGATCAGGGAGTTCCATATACTCCCAACAATAACCAACAACTTATCGTAACTAAAAACGGTCTTTTCTTAGATCCAGCAAATGATTATAATATTTCTGGTGATAAGATTGTATTTACAACTGCTCCAACTGGATCAGATGACGTAGTAGTTATTGCTCTTGCTGCAGCTGCAGATCTTACTAGAACTGTCAATTATGTAATTGATAGTGGAAGTCTTCCCATGCAGCCAGGAGATAAAGGTAAATTGGTTATAGATGTTACTGGAAAGATCGAAAACATTAGAGTTTTATCAGATCAGACTGGTGATATCGTCTTCGATATATCAAAATGCACTTATGCAGATTATCCTAGTTTTAATAGTATAACCGCTGCTCAAAGAGTGCAACTTACAAATTCGGATAAATACTTTGATGATGTCCTAAATAATTGGACGACCACAATAGTGGCTGGTGATATTCTCAATTTTAGTGTAATTAGCGTGAACACCATAAGGCGTTTACTAATCTCTCTAAAATTAAAATTATAAATAAGTATAGTTCTTAACGTTCTAACCCTTCAGAGGTAGTTTTCAATGGCATTACTCGTTCCTAATATTGGTGAAATTGAGTCGCTGCGTTATCTTATTGCCCAAAATAACTTTGTCGCAGATATACAGGATAACTCACCACGTAACCTTGTACTGAAACTTTTTACAAGTAATACAACCCCTGCTGAGGCAGATGTTCCATCCGCAACAGCGTACTTTGAACCATATATTGACGGAAACGTTAATGGTTACGGTACTACTGCAAATACTGGGTATCCCGTCTGTGTGAACAACAGAGGAGACCAAGATTATAACCAGCAGTATGGAATTCTACTGAACGGATCAAGATGGGTTATTAAGAACGTTGGTAGTGGTACAACTGCTACATACCCAGAACAAACATTTACTTTCACAGGGCCTGCTGGTAACATTTACGGTTACTATGTTACTCGTGCAAATAACATGCCTGTCGCAGTACAGGGTGTTGTACATGGTTCTAGTGTTGGTATCGGAACTACTGTCACCAAGGGTAATAATACTGACCCATGTATCGGTATTGTTGGAAACTCTTACCTCACAATTGACCCACAGGTTAGTATCGATGATCTAACTCTTGGACAATATGTTGCTGGTAACGCTGGTATTGCAACTGGAACACGAGTCATAGGAATTGACCGAAGCCTGAGAACGATCTACCTCGATCAGGCACTGGTTGATAACATTCAGGTCGCTACTGACCCATCTGTTACATTCAGTTTCGGTAAGATTGCTGTTGCTAACCACGGACTTAAGGCTGGAGACATCCTTTATGTTTCTGCTGGTGCTGGTAACACGACTCTTGAGTCTAGTGTTTACACAGTCTTCAATGTACCTAACGCAGATGAGTTTGTAACAACTCCATCTCTAACTGCTACATCGAACGGTGTACTCGGTCTGAACACTGCTACACTATACTCCAGTATAATGTACGCTGAAAGGTTCACAAACGGTCCTTACAACATTCAGAACAACGGTGACCAGATTAAGATTACTCTGAACGTCGCACTCGATTAATAGAAACGCTAAATATCAATATGTGGGGTTTACTTTATATCAAAGTAGACCCCTTTTTAATTATCGGGGGTAGTTTTTGACCGTATTCGTATATGACAATACGAAGATAGATGAATTCGTTACGTTTAATGGTGGAGATGTCACCGTTGCGTCAACGGAGAATATTGACTATGGCGATATAAATCAAACTGCGATAATTGAAAGAGACGCAAATTATTTTAATTTAGATGATTGGGGAAGATTAATATACGCTGATGATATTGTTCCATTCGGACCAATAAGGGTAGTAGATGGAAGAGATGAATTCGGTAGATCCAGATCTCAGGTTATATTCCCATCAGACAACACAGTATTATACGACGTAGGTGCTGCGGCACTAACCAGTCCTGTTAGAATTTGGGTTGGTTCAGGTACTATACATGAAATCGGTTCAGGTCTCGAAAGACTGGTTATACCAGATCTCGGAGCGGCTGGGCCAGTCATCTTCACCACCACTGGTGTAGCTAACGAGTCATATAGTAGAACAAATTATAATGGTTCTGGTGCGATTGCCAAGTCAGGGCTATCTGCTACCGAACTAGATCAAGTATATCCTTGGAATGGATCAGGTACACTTACTGTATCTGGAACTACTTCAACTCCATACCAAGACGCATATAACCCAGTAATTAAGAACGCTGCCAAGATTAAGGGCGGTTACGGAAGACAATATAAGAACGAAAGAGTAATATACGATTATGCTCGTGACCCAGATGATAAGTGGGACATAGAGAATAATGGTGTATTAGTCATAAGAGAAGGTTCATCCTTCGATGATAAACTAATAACATTTGACGAGACGATCATTGATCCTCTCGGTAAGGAAAGATCGTTTGCTGATGCTGACGCATTAGACTACGCAGATTACGGAAATATAATTGATAATGTAACTTCCTCGGAAGACCGTGGAATTATACCAAGGAAATTTGGTGGTCAGATATCTCTACATGAGTATCAGGCTTACGGAATTAGTGCTGGAGAATCCAGACCATTCCATTATGCTGGTTCTGGTAGTATATTCAAACTTGCTGAAGCAACCGATATTGCTCAGACACCAGTTGTTACTGGTTCTGGTACTGGTTGGACATTTACAGGAACCAACTGGTTCAGTCAGGCTCCACAAAGTACCTTCTTCGGACTTGAAGGTAAGGCAACAATTAGTGGATCTGCTGACGAAAGATTCGTTCCTCAGACTCCAGAAAGTACTGTACTATTTGATACTTCTGGTACAGGTGCAGAATCTATTGTTGCACAAACACCAGATAGTAAAATTACTGTCAGACTTACTGGATCTGTATCTGGTATTGCTATTGTTACGGGTAGTGGTGATAAGTCAGGTACAGTACTCTTCGATGTTAGTGGCGGGGCAACCAAGGTTGCTACTGCGAAGGCAGACGGCAATATAAACCTCTTCGATATTACTGGAGGAATGACACAGTTTGTACCTGTGTTCACTCCTTCTTGGTTCTCTCCTCTGGGGAACCTCAAGACAGAGGAAATCGATTGGGGTCTGTGTATCGAAACTCCAACTCAACCATCGGAAAGTTGGGGCCCAATTGTCACAAACGACGAAACCATTCCGAAGGAAGCAGAGAACTGGGGATTCTTACTTCCAGAATTCAACTGGATGCAACTTGGAGGAGAACATTATCCAAGTCTGGATTCCTTCTCCGAGGGAGATACCGCACTATCCATACAGACTCTTGGAACTACAGGAATTGCCACATTCCTACTTTCAGAGGATCCAGATGTTGCTGCTGCGATTGCATACGAGTCTTCTGGAAAATCTGGTATTGCTACACACAATGCTGGTCTATTCTTCTCTGGAGAACTCTGGTTATCACAGGCTCCACAACACACTGTATTCGGTGAAGAAGGTAAGTTTACCTTTGGTAGTACTGGTAATGAATCTATCACTCCTTGGATTCCTGAAGGTAGTGGTAGTCTCTTCGCAATGGGTGGATCTGCAGAGTCCACTACTAAGGCATACTTACAGGGAGATTACTCCTATCTTGGTGGTACTGCTGGTCAAACCTTCAGTCCTCACATTGATAATACAGTTGAGATTACCCTCAGTCAGGGTAGAGAGCCTGGTCAGACATACGCACGAATTGTTGATACTCCAGAGGATGCGTTCGGTGGAGACATTAATGTTCGTGGTAGTGCCCTTAAGGTTACTAATACTGACGCTTACAATGAGTCTTCCATATTCTATGGTGAAGAAGATGAGAACTGGGGTATTCTCGATTCCGATGTCAGTTACGGATTTGGACTTAACAATCTTGGTACTGCTTCTGGTACTGAGACATTTGACGATGAAGGCGATACCTACGATCAAGATATCACCTTCTCTAATGGAGGCCTAACATACGATCAAGGATCTGGTGGTAATACTATCCTACCATCCTTTGATAAGACAGATCAGTACGATATTAACTTTGCTGATACAGTTGTATCTCAGAACTGGGGTGTACTTGGTATTAGTTCTGCTGGTGGACCTCCATACGATCAAGAGTTATATCCATCCAATACTGGATTCGTTCAACAGGATATCAACAACGGATACAACGATTATGGTTGGGTCAACGAATCCACTCCAGTTGTATCCAGATTCCCATTCGGATCTGTTCTTGTTCCACAACCACAACCACGTGCCAAGACCATGTGGATTCCGAAATGGAATGGTTCTGGTACACTTATTGTTCAGGGTTCTGGAGACGAGAGAGTTGCGGTTGCAAGCAGTACAACCAGTCTATTCGACTTCGTTGGTACTACTTCTCCAGAGAGGTTCGTTGCTCAGACTCCAGACAATACAGTTCTCTACGATACCTCTGGTACTCTCATCGAGAGCGTTACCAAGGATTTTGTTGGTACTGGAAGTATTGCTCTTACTCAGACTCAGGCAGTTGGGTTTACCACTTACAGAAGAGTCATCTTCCCACCTGCAAGTGGTATTGTTACCGCTACTGGTACTGCGACAGAGAAATGGAGTGGAGATCCTCCAGAAGGAACATACCTACACATCGTTGGTGGTGGATACACCCTCAATCTTTCATACGCTACTCAGTCTACAAAGGCAGTTCAACGTCTATCTGGGGAACTGGTTCACCCACAGATCGACTTTACACCTCATTATGGTATCGACAGAAACATCGGTATCGAAACTGGATTTACTCTCCAGCCAGGTGGTGGTACAGACAGAATTACTGGTATTACAACTGCCGTATTTGTTCCCAAGTATCCAGGCGGTCAATCACTTCTCGATGGATTCAACGGTCATACAAGAGAAGTTATCAAGCTCGATGGTCGTTCGATCTCCAGAACAAACGCACCTATCAGTACTCACGGTGTTATCTACATTCTTGGTATTGGTACTGCTGGAAACGGTGTTGGAGGCCCAGACGAGAAAGGAGATCTCGAAGGGGTCGAATTTGGTGCAAAAGAACGCTTTATACCTGCAACCGAATACGGTTTCGGGTCGATCATGTTCGACTTTACGGGTGGTGCCGAGAGTCGGGAGATCAATGTATTTGGTTATTATGGAGACGACAAAGATCCAGGCGCAGGAACATCTGGTCGAATCGATATTCGTCAGGAAGGTGGCATCTACACTCTGGAGAAGATCACCAAGATTTACGAAACAGATGCTACTGGAACATATACTTTCAATGGTGGTGCAACAGACGAGGCAACAACATTCTCCGAAGTTGGATCTGGATCTCTATATTCTATTGGTGGAGCCTCAGAGAACAAAGCAGCTGCAGAACTTTCTGCTGGAACATCCATATTCAATGGAACTGCAGAGGAGAGCTTTACTGCGAGAGACGAAGTTCCTTGGTATCAAGCATCTACGGCACTTACACTCTCTGGTACAGGAAAGGCTCAACGCAGATTCGAGCCTGTTGGTTCTGGAACACTTACTCTCAGCAACAGCGTCGAACCTGTTACTGGAGTCAGTCTTTCTGCAATTGGATCTGGTACTCTATTCGGATTTGGTTCTGGTTCAGAAGCAATTCCATATCGAGGATTTGCAAGTTCCGTTCTTGTCGATATCGCTGGCGAGGCACAAACAAGAGAGATTGCAGTTTACCAAGACTTTATTACATCTGGTTCTCTTACATTCGCTGGCGCTCTTGCACATCCACTTATCGACTTCACTCCAGCAGAAACTGGTGGTGGATTCTCAACATTCTTTGGAACTGCAGAAACAGCAACAACTCCAAGAGAAGTTGGTGTTGGTACATTTACAGCGTCTGGATCTGCAATCCCAACCTTTACCAGTCAGGGTGGAGAGGGTACAGTACTCTTCGATCTCAAGGGCGCTTCTGCAATCACGAAGCTTCATTGGTTATATCTTCCTACAACATCTGGAGTTACTACACTTTCTGGTGCTGGAGATACCAAAGAAATTCAGACATACGGATACTATGGAGACGACAAAGATCCTGGCACATCAGGAACATTCACATTCTCCAATACTCCTCTTGTTCACCCATTTGTCGATTTTACACCTTCAATTGGTATTGGAAGCGCAGTTCTTTACAGTATCTCGGGCGGTTCCACAGAGAAGAGAGCATGGGCTCCTGTTTACGGAACAGGATACTTCAAGAATCTTGCTAGTTCCAAAGAGGCCTACGGTAAAGGAACTTACGTTGGAATTGGTAAAATTCAACCTTATGGTCTTTCTACTACCGAGTATCTGGTATTCGAGGAAGGTAGGGTCTTCGTTGTTATTATCTAAATGAAAAGTCAGTTGTATAAATAAGATGAGAAGCATAACTATTTGACATCTGACTCATGACCAAGCAGGTTCAATTTAGAAAAGGTACTACAGCTGAACACTTTAACTTTACTGGAGCTCTAGCAGAGATAAC